AAGTCCGTGAACTGCGCGTAGGTCTCATGACCCGTAATTAACTTACCGCCCATTGTGACAACAAACGCTACGCGATCTGAAGGCCGATTATAAAACTGCACTGTCGCAGCCCCAACAACATCACCTTCATCGTCTACTGCAACAAACAACGTCCATGTGCCATTACTGACATATACCTGTGCATGCTCTAGCGTATAGTCATCCTGATACTCAAGTGCGACTTCAATAAAATAGGCAACCTGCTGCCACACTTGATTCACATAATTAATGTCTATGTGCTGGATTCTCATGCAGGTAAATGTTTATCCGCTTTAGTGTTCGCTGCAACCTTACCTTTGCCAACCGTCTTACGGCGTGCTTTCTGCACCCGATCCATCATGGCGTATAGCTTACGAGCGCCCGCTTCAGTCGAGCCGTTGCCAATCTCAGACACGATACGCGCAGGGATTACAAACTCACCATCAGCAAGACGAGCAGGTTGGCGGTTGCCAATAACAGCAGGGATAGAATCAGAAACTCCATCACCGGGTCCTTTCAATAGACGACCACCATCAGAGTAATCACCCAAGTGCGAAACACCGCCACCCGCTGCATACCCACTCATTTCCGCCAGCCTACGATTCATCATTGGGTAGAACTCAGTCAAACCAAGACGCTCTTCAGGTGATTGATATGCAGGGATATTAATCGGAGCTGCTTGTGCTCGTGGCGTAAGTGCGGCAATACCGGGACCCCCAACGGGCGGGGCAATCCCACCAGCAGTTTTAGGCCCTGTGTACAGTGCAGATAAATTTTTGTTTGTGGTATCTGCGTAACGCGGCGCACTTAATTGCGTCATCGTAAATGTTTTTGGGTCATACGAATACTTGTATTCGCCCGTTGTTTTCGGCTCTTTCGTATCGCCACCCGAAGCAAATTTTTGCTCGCCGGTATATGCACCTACTGCTGGCCCCCCACTTGGCGAAATAACATTAACCGCTTCTGGGCGTTGTACTAGTGGGTTGCTATACAGCGGCGTCTGTAGTTGCGCTTGTGGGTACATCATGTTGCCGCCCACAGCGTTCATTGCAGACATAGTTTCAACTGGACCACCAACTGCCAACCCCATAAGCCCGCCTTCTGCTGCTTTGACTGGCTCTTGCGCGGTAAACGTCGGATTAAAATACAACTGCTCTCGTGAGTCTGTTAACGGGCTTGTTTCATAAGCCGCCATGTTGGGGTTGTAGTCAAACTCATACGGGCGGATCATGCCTTCATCAACTACAGGCTGCTTTGGTTTTGGCTGTAGCGCGTTGTACGCCATGTATGCCGCCCCTGCTGACGCGTAGGGATGTTTTTCTACATACTCCGCCGCGCCTTTCAGGCTAGGATTCTTCATCAAGTTCATGAAGTTTGTAGCAAAACCCGCATCCGCTTGGAGTGCTGAAAGTGGTTGAGATGGGGCAGGTAGAACTCGTGGTACTTCTTTGCTTACTTGAATAGCATCCAGAACAGATTTATTTGTCGCCTCTGTAAACGGCGATGTCAGCGTTGTCGTTGGTGCTGTTGGAGGCGTAAGAGTCTTAGGAGCGTTGCCGACTAAGCCTTTAGTGTAGTCAAAACCAACATTCTTAACAGCCGTGCTTGCTCCGGGGGTGGTTGTATAGGTCTTGACAAAATTTGGTGCCAGATTTCCCGCTTGTGTACCAAGGTTACCCATTCCTGTCGCTTGATTAATAGCGCTAAACGGGTTTGCCAATGTTCCGCTTTTGAGCAATGAACCCGCAGGCATTTGCAATGAAGCAAGTCCTGTTGGGGTAAGCGCCCCGCCCAAGCCGCCACCAGTAAGTAGCGACCCGCCCCCACCGGTCAATGACGCGAACTTAGGCAGAAGCGCACCAGCACCGGCTTTAAGACCCATACCACCAAGCCCCGCTAGACCTGCGCCGCCTGCGGAAACAGCCCCCGGAAGAGTAGCTCCAAGAGTAGGAGCCAACAAACCAGCACTAGCTTTAAGACCGACACCAGCGCCCAGAGCGGACCCCATAGTAAGTCCGGTACCGAGAGCAGTGCTTGCGGCACCGGCGGCGGCACCTTTAGCAGCAAGTGGGGCTAAAAAGGCCATGATTTCACCTCAATGTCAATTGCAAGAAGTTTAGCACTTCAGCACGTTAATTACCCAACTTTCCAATCGGTTCCGTCAGAATAGACAGGCACTTTGCCACTACCGCCACCAGCCACCGTGGTTCCAAATGTAGATACCGACGAGTCGATAACAAACGCTCTTGCTCCTGCACCAAGAGTACCTGCTCCGGGTAGTGTTGCTACTTCGTAAACACCACTCAGGCAAAACTGCGCCGAGATGTTGTCAATCGTGCCAAAGTACTGGCGTAGGATGTTGTTGATGGTGTCGTGGTACGCACGGTCATACTGCACGGGCGCAAAGGGCAGTGGCGGTGTTCTGGTAAGCGCAATTGTTTTGGTCCGCACCGTCATTTTTACTACCTCCTACCATCAGGTCGTACATCAATTCTTGGGACACCAAGTTGCCATTGAGTGCCGAGCGTGTCCGAACTAACTCGGAAAGCCAACTGTCTACCACGTGCCCGTGTGTACACAATCTCAGTAAACTCCTGCACGTTATAGGTCTGCTGCCCGGCATAACTTTGCGTGGACTGCACCGTATCTGGATATGCCGTGCTGTAACCAGAGCCGGGGTTTTGGCGTGGGCGCATGGTAAACGTAACGAACGGGGTCTCTTGGGTCAAACCAGAAGTGTTCGACCCATCAAACGTAATATCTGGCAACATCCGCCAAACAAATCCATAGTTATGCCCGTCGTTAATATCAAAGTCAGATGACTGCACATACGAATTGATTGGGCTTGGTGGGTTAGTTGAGCCGTCGTCAACTGCTGCTTCGTGATACACAAGAAGGTTGTTGCCCGTTGCAGCTATAGGGAACTGTCGAAGCGGAGAATCCAACCAAGCCGTGCGATCTAGTGTGCCGTAGTACCACACGCGGTCGAGGTAGTTAAAGATGACGTATCGGTCAATGGTGTTGGAGTTAGCCGAACAATAGAACCACCAGACCTCCGAATACCCTTCATTGGTGCCAGCGTAGATTTGGGCAAATTGCTGTCTATTTATATTCGAGTAAATGTACGTACGCACCGAACACGGCAGCGTCTCGACTCGACCCGAGTAAGAATAGAATTTATCCACGCCCATCCAATACACAACACCGGATGCAGTTGCCATTGCATTTGGTGAAGTGATAGATATGTTGTCGGCTAGTAGCGTGATCTGCCAAACCAACGGTGGGCCAATATACTGCATGGCGTAGATGGCTGCGTCTGTCCAAACATTAATTTCTTGTCGGGTCTGCAACGCAGCAACAATCTGTGAGCCATGTGACAACCGCGCATCTCCTGCTTGGTTGGTAGGCAGTGGCTCCCAATCCGTATAGCTTTCTTGCGCAGACCAACGAATCTGCATTGGATCAAGGGTGTTTGACGCGTAGGTGCCAGTTGGGTCATTACAACCAAAACAAATGACAATACGTGATTGATCCGATACTAAGATTTCATTGCTAAGCGTGGGCGTATACGTGCCCGTAACTTGTACACCCCTTACAGTAAATGCAGGTGTTGGTGCAGCGCCGGGTTGCCACAGATATAACGGGCCGCCACGCGGGTTAAATAGTAACTCTTCACCAAAGTTAGCTTGGCTCCACAAACGCAATGGCAACGTAACACCAGCAGAAGAGGCAATCCCCCAACCGGAAAACGAAGTTGCTTGATAAGCAAGCGTGCCTGAAGTATGTGAAGCCGCAGTGGTTCCGCTTACGCCACGTACACACCCGGTAAAGTCAGTCGATGTTTTACCAGAATATGTTATGAGTTCATTGTCAATTAACAGCGTACCTGTCGTAGTAAATGCAGTAGTGCTATTGACAGTTATTGTAGTTACTACGTTGTTAATTGTTCCGTTAAGCGCATCAGCGGCAACAGAAAAGTTAAAGCCGCCAAAAGAACTTGTGCCAAAACCCAAACCATCAACACTAACCGCAGAACCACTATTAATTTGATAGGCAGCAACAACACTTGCCCCGCCGTTACCTACGTCTGAAGCATTTGCGTTTACTGTAGTTGCTATGGTGTAGACGGACGAAGAGATAACAGAAACGATCTGATACTCTTTATTGAGAACTGCGGCGGTTATATTCCCGCCAAGAGATACGGCACCTGAAAAAGTAACAAAGCTGTCTTCCGACAAACCAGACGCTGTGCCATCAGTAACTGTGAGGATGTTAGAGCCTGCGGTAGCGGCAAACGTCGCCGTACCAGAAGTTGTATTTTTTATCGGCGTGATATCGTAATAGGTGCCACCACTTTCAATGTAGAACTTTAGGTTGGTACCAACACCTAATAGATTAGCGCCTTTTAATGTGATCCAGTTCCATAACGAACGGCACACACCAAGAAATGTATTGTACGAATCAGCAGCCCACCCTCCAAGTTTTTCGGGGTAGCCAGAACGCCAACGAACCTTGTCGCAATCAAACCAACCGCCTTCGTTAGAAAGCGTCGTGCCTTCGCGGTTGACCCCCGCCCTAAACTGTAGTTTCTGTAGAGGCACTTAGTTCACCTTTTGCCTGACGGTGTTGTATTGCTTGACGCATTGGTCGAGGGCTGCTTGGAGTCTGGCGGCGTCGGCAGCGTACCCTGCAAGAAACTCTCCATCTCCCTTTGCCAGTTCCGCACCGGAGGCTCCACTGCAAGATCGGGCAGCGCCGGGGCCGTTACCGCTTTGGGTGGGGCGCTCCTGCCTGTCGCGCAAGCTGTTAGTAAGAGCGGTAGCGCGAGCATTAATATTCCTGATCTCAGCATCTTTGTCTCTCCGTAGCTTGTCTGCCGCCTGTTGCATTTCTTGCTCACGTTGCCGGGCTTCTTCCTGCGCCTTGGCATAGGCGGCGTACTGCTCTGCCTTCTCTTTATCCCACGCCTGCTGCACCTCGGCTCTGCCCGCAGAATTGCCTTTATAATACCCGCCCCCAGCCGCACCGGCAATCGCCAGTACAAGCGTCAACAGCACCCACGGGTTGAAGAACGCCGTCACTTAGTAGGCACCTTGGTAGCGTCGAGCTTCTTGTGGACTCGGACTTCTTTGCAGACCTGCACTTCCTTACCCTTCTTGTCCTTCTGGGAGTTGCAGACCTTTTTAGTCTCGGCAGCGTGAATCTGGAAGGCCAAGACGACACTTAGTAAAACAGTAAGAGCCATACGAGCGTAGATAAACATTACGAAATCTCCGGATGAGGTGGTTGTACGGGTGCTGGTTTGCCGCCGTAACCTGTAGCTACAGCAGATGAACTTATAGGGTCAATGGTTGGCTCCATGCGGACAGGTGCATGGGTTGGTGCTGTGGCTTTGGGCGCTGGTGGTGTCGGCTTATCGTCCCGCTCTTCCTTGGTAGACAGACCCGGTGGCACGAACTGCTGAAGCGCGTCCTTGCCTTTAACCGCGAGCAGGGTTGCCAAAGACCCCAAAATATATTTAGACATGTCCGACAGGATTAGGAAGAACTGCTTGTCCGCCGGGGCCATCCCGCTCATCGGCTGCTCGACGAATACGACTGAGTACAAGCTCACGCCCACCATGATGATGACAACGCAGCAGAACGTAACAGCGATAAAGAACTTAATTACTGCATCGTGTTGTTCCTGTGTCAGTGCAAGGAACTGGCTTACTAGCTTTAGCGGGTTCATTGGGTTCCTCTTTCATCATTTCCGGTTTCAACAACTGATCCGGGCAGGTTCCTGTTACAGCACATTGTGGGCGTTGACAGCGCGGTTTGTCCCAGTTTTCGGGGTTCTGACAAAAGTACCGAATCCGTTCACAGCCACTAAGCCAAACGACTGCCAGTATCAAGCATAGCCAACGCAATTTCATAGTGATGCTCCCTATCTGCCAATCCAATATAGCCGCCGTTAATTGCACGGGTTAAGCCCTTGAAGTCGTTGCTATCGACAAACCGGTTTAACTTGTTCGTCTCCCAGAACCAACACGCACTCTGCGCTGCACCCTCGAAGGTCTCCAAGTATTCCGATGCTTGCTCTGGTGTCAGGTCAAGTGAAGCACCGAACCAAAAATAGTTGTCCTTGCCAGTGAGCTGGAGGATGCCGCGTCCACGAAATTTGAAGCCCTCAAGGCTTGCTTCGTCCCCATTACCCATCCGGCTTGCGTATACACGGCTGGCTATCTTCTTAGGGTTGCGCTCGTACTGCTTGGCGAGGTCAAGGGTGGGGAAGTACTTCGGGAAGACGCGCATGAGTCCTGACGCGTTGTAGTTCAGGTTCTCGGTGACAAACACAAAGCCACCCGACTCGTGACCACACTGCGCTAGAAACGCCGCAACGCGCTTCGGGGTATTGATCTGATATTCATCGAGGAGAGACTTGCCGCCAAATTCTGTCTGCGGGCCAAACAGCGTGTCGTACCACTGCTGTGCATACTTGGTATGAGGGGCGAACTTTTTGAACTGTGCCAACGTGATCATTTGTCGTACATCCTCTCAATCTGTATCTCTTTACGCAACTCCCGCATCTTCCTAACCTCATGCACCGCCGCTTGGGTCGCAAAGTACATGTCGTAGTACATAAAGGCTAAGATTGGCATTACGATAAAGAACATCAGCACCACGGTCAGCACTACAACAATCAATGACCAAGGGACATCCTCTGCATCGCGCTTCTCGTTGTTAGCCACATTATTCCCACCGCCCATATAACTACGAACACCACTGCCGAAACCCACGCCGCCTTTGACTTGATTTCCGCTATTCTTTTTCTGCGTCGCCATGATGCTATCTGAGCCAGTCTAAGTTCCTCTGCGTGGGCTACCTCCTGTTCGGCAACAATCTTCTGCCGCATCTCATCAAACTTACCCCACAGCGCACCCAATTCTGGCGGGGCTTTATACACCATCGTTTCTCTGACCTCTGCCCATATAGCATCCAGCCTTGAGTTGATCAGTATCCGCCGCAACGCCCGCTTACCTATACTCTCTTCGCCCTTGTAGACTTGCTTGGCTTCGATCTGCTCCTTTAAGAACAACTTGCTGATCTCATCATGCGCATCCATCAACACACCTAACTGATTGCCGATGTCGGTGAATACGTCGTTCGGGTCAGCTTTTGCAATTTCCTGCACCCGTTGCACTTCGGCGTTGTACTGCTGTTTCTGTACAGGTGTCGGGTCTACTATCTTGTTGTACTGTTCTTTTAAATCCTTCAGTACATCGCTGACATCACCCGCTGCGCCTTTGATGTCTTTGTAGAGCTTGCAGCCAGCCTTGACCGCAGCAACAGCAGCATTGGCAGCGGCGAGTAGGGTTAGTGGGTCAATTTGTTACCTCTATTTAATGATACTTACAACTTAGCCACAAAAATCTATCCAACCCGTAATAATGTATTTAATATTAGATATTGGTGGGTTACCTCGGTGTGTATGCGTAAAGCCCCCCGGAAATATAACCATAGTTCCTTTTTTAGCAGGTACTCGTTTTGGGTAATACAAAAACTCTGTCTCTCCACCTTCTAACACGTCATTCAAATAGCACGTAAAAGTTAAAATACGTGATGAAGTAATTTTATCCGACTGCTCAGCATGCCATACATGGAACCCACCACCTATTTGCGTGCGCTGTAATTTAAATTCATAAATTTTATGAGGAGCTACCGTATTTAATGTGTGATACTCATCCGCATATTGTTTATAAGCAACTGACCAAAGCGCGTCTGAAAAAGACTGTATCTGGGGGTAATTAATTAAATCAATAACGCTAGTTGCAAATAAACTATCGTCATGTTTATTTAATTTACTAACTTTGTCATGTTGCTGTCTGCTAACGGTAAATCCTAATTTGTCACACTTTTCAAAAAAAGCTATTAACTCATCACAAGCTGAGTCAGAAATTACATTTTCATAAATACCAATAAAATTATTAGTCATAAAGTCTTTTGTGTTTAGTTAGTGCTAGTGAGTTAACACGCTATTTTTGTATGTTGACAATCCTACTGTTGTCTTCCAATGCAACAAACTCATGCGACTGATTAGACGGAAAATCAATTACTGCACCTGCGCTATATTCTGCTTCCCACTCGTTACCATGCGCTCTGATCTTTCCACGCGCTACAATCGTTATATGTGCGTCGCGTTCAGTATGCGTGTGCATCGGTAATACATCACCGGCTTTCTCGAACGTATAGACAATCCCAGAAAGCCTACCAGCAATAATCGAATTACTCAGCAATGACATTAGGTTGACCGCCTATAACTCTTGCTCTTGCCGCCGCCATTTCTGCGGCTACTCGTTCTTTTTCTGCTTGCCAAACTGTTATAGCTTGTTGATAAGGCGTAAAGTCTGTTATTTCTTGGTTTGACACCATATCTCCAGTTACAAGGTCTTTATACTCGACTACGCCGCGTGTGTCGTACCATTGAACAGCATGAATAGCCGGGTCCATAAAAGACAGATTAAGACCACCATACCCTTCCCCGTCTACAGCTACAGACGCATCATCAGTAAGAATAATAGTTACTCTCATTTTTTAGCTCCTATAAGAACTTGTTGAGCAGGGGTAACACCTGCGGCAGCAAGCAGCACTTGTTGCCCTACCTCGTTAGCTTTCACCATTTCATTTCTAAACGACTCGACAGCCGCACCCGTTTGTCGTTGTTGCTGGCTGTTCTCTAGCATAAGAATTGGAAGCCACGAAATAGCGCAACCCCAATGGTCAATTTCTTCACCTGAGTTTGGGTTATTGCCGCGAATTTGAATAAACCAAGAACAGTCAAGCTCTTTGCATGGGGCAAAGCTATTTAACGGGCAATTATTTTTAGGTTCTAGTTTCATAATTAATCTTTGCTCGCAATGATGAGGTCTACGTACTGCACAGCAAGGTTGATTGCGTTGCCAGAGAAAGATGCACTTGTAACACTCGGCGCACCGGAAATAGTTGGTGATCCTGTTAATGAGTGGTTGTGTGCGGTACCCGAAAAAGTAGGTGCCGTGAACCCGTGGTTGTGTGCCCCGCCACCACCTGTAGCACCGGTGCTAAGTCCGGTAGGCTGTCCGGAAGTAGTGCTTACTGCGCCAACATTTTGGTTTTCACAAGTAAAAGTGGGGATTGGATGCGTATGGCTTGGAATCTGTGAAGTAGCCAATGTTGTGTTACCCACCGAGCCGCCAGACAACGTACCAGTAGCGGTTGCGTTTGCAACAGCCAAGGTACCAATACCGACACCTAACGTACCAGCACTAACAGATACCGAAACAGTACCTGCTGGCGTCTGGCTTGCAAATGCTGTAGTGAAACCTACTGAACCGCCAGAACTGGCTGAGCCGCTAACAACACGAAGCGCCTTGTTATCGTGTGTTGTTTGTTTTGTCCATCCAGTTGGGGCCGAGGTCTGCTGGAACAACATAAGCGTACCTGAGCCGAACGGCTGTACATTAATAGTCTGAAACGACGGTAGTGCGCCAGCACCGTTTGATGTTAGTACTTGCCCCGACGAACCAACCCCTGCAACAGATTGAAAAGCCCCAGTTGATGTAGTCCCGCCACAAAGCAGTGCGTATGCAGTAGCTGAAGAAATTCCAGTGCCACCATCAGCAACCGCTAAGTCTGTCGCCAAAGTTAAGCTGGACAAATGATCAACAGCAAACACTACATTGGTCGCGTCCGAAAACACCAGCGTTTCTCTGCCTGCCGGAATGGCTACCCCTGTACCTGCTGCCGTTGTATTACCAATAACGGTGGAACAAAAAATCGTCGCCTGATACGCACTTGAGTTACGGATAATGTAAACCTTCTCCGCCGGAGGTATGTAGACGTTGAAGTTTGCGCTGGTCGTGGTCGTTAGGTTAACCACCATGTTGCGAGACTGATCAGCAGAACCGTTGTTTGCCGTTAGTGCTTGGTCGGCTGATGTGATACTGACTGATACGTAACCAGCGACAGCATCTTCAATCAGCGTACCAAGGTTGGTGTTGGTGGTAGTACCCCACGTACCGGCCTGCTCACCGGTAGCGATTAGCTCAATCCGAAGATTGGGAGAGTATGTAGAAGGCATGATATTTCCTTACGACATCAAATGGTGTCAATCAAAGTCCAACTCGGTGTTTGATCATCTTCTATTACTTCCCACAACAATCTGCGAGAAGGTATATCTGTTGCAGTTACGGTTTCAAGAAGCGATGCAACAAACCGCGCCCCTGCACTAGTTGCGTCAACCGCCGCTGCCGTTTCACTGCAAGTCGAATTAAATTCCGCCAAAGAGCTTACAGAGTCAGCGCCGCTTACCACCTCGTTTATAAACACCCCAAAGGCAACTAAAGCACTACTGCTATCTTGGCCGGAAGCTGTCTCATCAACGGCAGCGCCAAACACGGGGGTACCCGCTACTACGTCAGAACCTGATGATGTCTCATCAACATCTCTAGAGTATACAAAACCCGCTTCAACTACGTCATTAATAGAGGCAGTTTCAGTAATGTTTGCGGTTAAATTGCCCTGAGCTACTACAGTATCTCCCGCAACTACGGTTTCATTTATAGCTACTGCATACTCAAGCAGTGCGCTTGTTGTTTCAGCCCCCGATGCGCTTTCGCTGATAGATCGGAAATAAAGAACAGTCGCACCTGTAATTTCGCCAGAAATAGCCGCAGTTTCAGAAACCGAACTATTAAACACAATGCTACTACTGATACTGTCTTGTGCAGTTGCCGTTTCAGAAACCGCAATATTAAGCACGGCTGCTGAGACCATTTGTTCAGAGCCAGTACACGTTTCACTTACAACAGCACCAAAAGTTGCCTGCGCCGAAGCCGATTCACTTGCTGTGCAGGACTCTGATATATCCCGCAAAAATACAAACGCTGAATTTACGCTGTCGGAACCTGTGGCCGTTTCGGAAACTACTGTACCAAATTCAACAGTAGCCGCTGTGGCGTCACTAACTGATGCAGTCTCTGATATTGCCGTAGTAAACGATGCCGCCCCAACAGCGGAGTCTGACACAGACGTGGTCTCAGACACGGCGTTGTCGTAAACCGACATGCCCCATCCGGACTCGCCCCATGTGCCAGAACTCCAACCAGCCATAAATTACCCCGCAGTTAGTTCGGTTTCTACGAACCAGCGTTGTTGCATTACGCCATTTATATCTTGCCAATTAATCAGATACGAAACGCTACCGTCTTCATCCATACGCATTGCAGCAACAGGACCTTCTGGAACAACTGCGTTAACGCGTACAACGTCACCTTTTTTGAACATAGCCATGAGAATCTCCTTATGCTGCGTCAAGATTGAATGTATACGTGACGTTCAGAACGTCACCATTAACTACAGAGCGATCACCCGGCGATTGAAAATCTGAAGCGGAGAACAAAATACCCGATGTGCCTGTATCCACATTAGTAAGGAACGCGCCACCGATTGTGGTTGTACCGTTCATTGTGAACTGCGCGGGTGAGGCACTGTTGCTAATTACCGATGGGTCAGCAGTTGTAGCAGCGCCGAATGTCGCGGTCTTACGATTACCCGCGTAAGCGGTATCTTCAGTCCAACCTGCGTGGGACGCCAAAGTATCTCCAGCAGCAAACGTCGTGCCTGATGCAGGGCCTTGAACAAGCCCAATGTACCAAGCAGCGGTGTAAGTAGAGCCGCTGAAGTACTTATCGTTCATGTCTTTCAGACCTTGGTTAACCACAAGATTATGGTTACGCTCTTCCCATTTAAGATTGCCATCTTTATCGTGGCAAGTAACGGTGAAAACACCACCAGCAAGCATTTGCTCCATGCTAGTAATTTTCTTTTCGACAGCAGCAGCCACGGTATCGACTGTCTTGGATATTTCAATATTCATGATTACTACTCCTTATGGAAAACGAATTAAAGCCGTCGTAGCCGTATTTGCTGGCATTGTGACGGTGTTGTTGGCTGAAGTAAACGTCTTATCTGAACCAAAATCCAGCACGGCTACGGTTTTGTTGCTACGAGTTACGTTATAGATCAAAGCCCCACGAGCCACAAAGTTTGCACCGGGCCACGACACGTTGTTAAAGTCTACGTACACCGTACCGGCATCAGGGCCTGTGGTTTGTGTACTGATTGTTGCACCCGTTACTGCCACACCCCCTGCCGCGTAGCCTGTACCGGTCACTTCATTAGATGTGGTGTACACCGTTGTCTCTGGGCCAATATCAGAAAACGCCGTATACAACGCCATCTTCAACGTGTCGGTCGCCAAGTTCTGCCCCGCTTGGAGCATCTCTTGTTTAAAGCTATTTGTCAGACCTTGCTGGATCATGGGTTGACCTTAATCTTTGCCTGACCGTCGCGATACGCATCACCACGCTCCAGACCTGTACCCAGACGGTTGAGCTGTCCAAGCGCCTCGTCGTACTTGGCTTTATAAACAGCCATCATGTCTGTTTCGCCTTTCAAGAAGATATAGGCTTCAAGCATCGTACCGTACAGCAGTACCGGCGAGTAGCTATCACCCAACCATGTGCGTCCGTCACCGGCTACCGTAATTGACTCAGGGTAGTAGTAATAGTGCAACTCGACGTTATAAATAGCATCAGGGGTCGGGGCAAGAATAAAACTCAACTCATCCGTAATGGTGCTTGAAACAACGGTTGGGCCAAACAGTGCGTAGTACTTAGGAATGCCCGAGGTGCTTGGGTTTGGGTATGACGCCCGCAAGAAGTTGACATCCTTGTTCAGTAGGTACTCGTAGTTGCCGCTACCGTCAATCACCGCCATCGAGAAGACCGATAAGAAATCAGACGGGCACGATAAGTACTGATTACCGCCGGTCGTTACGCCCGTGACGTTTTTGCGGAGTGCAGGAATCTGCACCGTGTTATAGATGCGCTCTTCGGCCTGCTGGATAAACAGGTTAATCTGATCTGTACCATCAGACGAAACAACACCCGTCCCTGCTACGTTCGTCCACGTGTTCGTGGGGAAGTCGTTTTGCAGGTAATCTTTGACCGCAAGGAACAGCTCGTTATACGTCACGGTTCACCTCAACCCATTGGGCCTCGTGCCATCAAACCTTTGGTCGCAGCGCCTGTGCCACGAATCTTGATGCCGGTAGTCTTAGGCTCTTTGTAATTGCCCTTGCTGACAACGCCACCACCGATGTTCATCTCGTTCATGTACTGAGCGCCCGACTTCTCTGGCACCTTTGCTGTTACTTTTTTAGCGTCCATAGTATGTGGCTCCGCATAAACAGCAGCTTGACCTACTTCTTTGCCCATCATCTTTTTGCTGTACCCCATATCAGCCTCCGCGCTTGTAGGTGAATGAAGACTTTTTCTGATTGGCAACTTTAGCCAAACCACGTCCAAGCTGTTTCATTTGAAGGTTGGTTTTGCCCCCTTTAGCCATCTTGTGCATACGCTGCTCATGGCCTTTGACCGCTTTCTTGGCGACCTTTTCCATCATTGGCTTGTCTTTTTTAATGTCTGAGTGTTTCATGTCAACTCCTACGAGATTGTCACGGTGCCTATCGCAGCCGTTGACGTTAAATTATTCGGCGTCAGCCCTACATCATTACCACTTGCTCCACCTACCGGAGCCCAGCCCCACTGGAATACCCTACTACCACCTTTTGGAAACCCGTCAGCGTCAATCGAAGTCCCCGGCGTTTCAGTTAATTGCAACCCGCTATAGCCTGACTGCCTGTAGCTTATGTCTGGTCTTGGCTCCCGAACCGCTTGTGGGTCATTGACCGGATATAAACCTAATGATAACTGCGGCTGATCCGGCTCCCAACAATTCTTGCAAACTTTGATCGACACCTGTTTGGTCTTGATCGTCAGCTTGCGCAGCTCTTTCAACTTGTACCGAAACCCGCATCGATCACACTCGGAAATACTGTGTTTGCCACTAGCGTACTTACTGGGCATACATCACCTATAGAAAGTAGTACGCGGCACGAATCGATCCGGCGCTTTTTCTCTATCCTCCGCAGATGCAAAATCCCAAGCCTCGTCATACATCGCCTTCAAGGCCACGATTCTGGTCGGGTCAACCTCCGGCTTCTTAACCGCAATCATGTACGCCAATCCTGCCACCAAGCAGTTCTGGAAGCGGAATGGAATATCGACCACGTTGGTGCCGTCCCCGGCATCGTAGATACGCTTCAACCGCCAGTAATAGAATATGTAGAACGGATTGCCTACTGCACCCTGATCCGGCGAAGGCCACACATTAATCTGTGGGTACTTCGGAATCGCTACGTTAGACCCAACTTGCTGCCCCGACTGGCGGTTTACCCACACCTGAATCGGACGCCCCTGTGTCAACTTGTTTGGGATAGTCGCGTAGGTAGAGACGCTTATGCGGCTGATGTTGATGTCGGTTTGGTTAGAAATCTGTCCGGAATTAGTGCGAATAACATGTTCCAGAAGATCAACGGTATCACTAGGTAGATCATAAGTCACCTGTCCTTGCACTAATGGAATCTGTCCCTGCTCAATAGTCCACAGGTTAATGCCACGGTTTGCCCACTCGCCAATCAGGAAGTTCAAGCTTCTACGGGCCGTGCGGAAGTCATAGCCAGTACGCAACTCCAAACCGCAACGCTCAAACGCCTCTTCGAATATCTCGTTGAGGTCAGGGTTGAACGCTGTTGTGGTGGTTGTAAAAGCCATTATCTAAACCTCGCGGTCTTCTGGGCTATGCGTTTTGGTTGCGCGACGAACTGCTTGCCACTTTTCTTCCCCGTCCGCTTCGCCTTCGTCGTTGCTGCGTACTCCGCTGGACTTAACGCCTTGATTGCGTTTGTTGGCAGGTACCTTTCGCCAGTCTTGGACGACGGTTTTCCGCTCTTTGTCCGCCATTTTTGCTCCGTCCATGACTTCAGGCTTTGCTGCGGGGCTTTCATCTCATCATGCCTCGTGTCTTACCACGCTGCGCTATCCCATCTGCACGGGCTGATGCTGACTTTACAGCACCGCCCTTCTTCATACCATCAAGTTCAGACAACGCCTTATTCATACGCTCTCTCGCGGGCGGGCGTGGCTCGGCTCTGTCTTTCTTGAACTTGCCGTCGAGGTCTTTTAAACCTGCTTGGCTTTCCATCTTGTCAAACTCTTCTGGGCTAACGTCCTTGACCTCGCCCTTGGCGCGTTGCGCATCTATTTCTTTAACAAGTTTTCGCAGATCACCCACGGTAACCCCCACCCTTTTCCTTGTACTTCTTCGCCAGCAACTGGGCCTTTCTTGCTGACCACTGACCTGCCGCCGTGCCTTGGGTTGCCTGAGACTTAATGCTCTCAAACAGCGACTTGCGCATACCCGGCTTGGTGTAGTTGCCAGCTTCATTCACGCGAGACTTTGTCTTGCCACCTTCCTTATAGACCTTCACAGGCTCGTTGCCGTCCCGTTTCTTGATCTTTCGGATTTTGGCTGGGTTAACTGCGCCCATCCCGCGTGAAGGCATCATATGATTCGCCCTTTAGTCTTGCCACGTATTGCACAACCGTCGGCACGGGAGGAAGCAGACCCACCAGAAGCCATTTTCTTCACGGGTTTAGGCATCGGCATTGGCTTGGCACCTTTTACCGAACCCATATCTGGGTCTACCGGTGGAGTGCCTGTTTCAGCCGTAAAAATTTCTGCTTCCCCCGTATCGCCTTTTGGGCGACGGTTATCCTGCTTAGCCATTAGCAGATCCTTCCCTTGGTCTTGCCGCGCTGTGCGATACCGTCAGCACGAGAAGAAGCGGACTTAACTGCACCGCCTTTAGCCATCTTTCTAAATTCCTTACCAGAGCCAAGACGTTCTGTAGCCATATCAACAACACTTCGGCGCTCTGGTATCCCTGCTTTAGCACGCTCAACGGCTAAGTCCATACTACGTTTGTTACGTGTCGCAGTAATTGCCTTATCGTCCGTGTATTTTTCCAATGGAGATGTACCAGAGCCTTCCATGCCAGCACGCCCACGACTCATTACACTAGAGGCGCTCTCCATATTGGCGTCTACAGGGAATGACTGCGATGCAGAAGGCGCGGACTTTTTCTCGCCTTTCATCTCCGTGGTGTACTTTTGACCGTTCCACTCGAAGGTTTTTTTACCGCCTTTACGCGCTTCAGCAAAAGCTTCGTTAAAAGTAGTGCCTTCGTCGTCGTAATAAAGTTTGTCAGCCATGATGGTCTCCTATCAGCAGTACTTCTTAGCCGTACCGCCATTTTTCATACCAGTCGAGCCAGCCATCTTGACCATCGTGCCCTTGGTCTTGCCTTTAACAGCAACGCCATCTTTGCTAGGAGCAGCAGTCTTAACAGCGCCCATCTTCGATGCAGCCATACCGCCTTTAGCCATCTTGCCTTTACCGTCAGCCGCAAACGCTGGCACTTTCTGACCGCCCTTCATGACCATAGGCATACCACCATCAGCGTAGCCACCCATCGCCATCTTCTTGACCTTACCGCCTTTTTTCATGCCGGTCTTCAACTCGCCAACAATCCGCTTCTTCTCAGCAGCTAGATTTTTCTTACCTTTAGCGGTCGATGCTTTTTCAGCATTGACGCGACCCAGTTCTTCCAAACGATTCATACGTGATGTGTTAGCCATACCGCCTCCAGATTTAGTGAACTCTTTTCCCACAGATTGCGGCACACCGGCCTTTTTAGCGAACGCAGGGCTGTGGGCAACGGCCTGCATAAACTTCTCTTGCTTTTCACTCTTGGCTGGCATCGGGTTTCTTCCGGTTGGTCAAACCACGAACCGTATCGGATTCCCAGATACGAATGCTGAACCACACAATAGTGACAATAGAAAGCACGTTTGGTAACCATCCAAGAATAACGCCCAACCCCGCAAGGATGGAGATGTTGTCCATTAGGTCTGGTTCGATATGGTCTTTTAACATTTCCAAGCCCTCAAAGATTTATTGATTCGGCTATTCGGATCGTTCGCGGTCTTGGCTGAAGTCAGCTTCTTTTTCATCCCCGACATTCGGGCACAGAATGACTTCTTCCTAGCTCCACCTTCTGGCTGTGGGGCTTTCAGACCGGGCTTACCCGGATTAGCTGCGTTATAAGAGGCGCGTCCTTTGGCGTTCAAACCACCTTTGGGATTCTTTCCCTCTTTCCTCGTCCATGCCGGAGACTTAGCCATAGTAAACCGTCGCAGTTACCGATGAGCCACACCCTACAAAGATACCGTTAGGGCAGTAGATGCCTTGACCGGGGATCAAGATAGGCAAGCCAACCGTATTAAAAGTATCGATCTCTAAAGCAATACTGCTATACATCGTGACGTTACCGCTTGTGGTCGTAGTCGGCGCATCTGTACAAGTAAACGTGTCGTCGCCCGTCTTTGTAATTGCGTACGCGCCATCCCGGCCTGTTCCAGATGTAAAGTCCAGAAATACCCGATCCCCAGTCTCAAGGCCGTGGTTTACTATTGTGACTGTGATTGTGGCACTTGGACTTGTACGGCTGTAGGTGCCAGACTTCTGTTCTACCGGGTCGCATACACACGTATTTCTTGCAGACACGGTTGCACTTGTCACCGTAATAGATTTCAACCGTACGGGAATCTGGGTTACTAACAGTCCAGTGTTTGCGGCACGGGCGGATTTAACGTCAGTCTGCATCATGGCCTATTCCTATCCGTAAAAAATAGTCATAGTGACGTTGACAGATGGCAGCAGAATAAACAATCCGCCTGTTGCAAGAATGCCTTCACCCGGAATCAGCGTGTAATACGCCGTCCCTGAAGAAGAATCCAGTTCAACAAGGACTTTAGGGTATAGCGTTACATCGCCGCTGGTAGTCAGACTTGCCGTAGTTACGGTAAACGTATTGGTTGTTGCATTCGCTACAACATAGCTGTCGTCTACTGCTGTGCCGCTAGTAAAGTTAAGCCCAACTATGTCGCCGTCCGACAACCCATGATTGGCAATAGTGATGGTACATGTCGTTGACCCCGGAATATCATACGTTCCCGTCAACGCCCCTACAGTATCCACCACACACGAGTTGAAAGTTGTAGACGTAACGGGGGATATAACCACGCCTTTTAAACGTGTGCGATCACCATACGCAAGCGTTGAAGCTGTTGCATGGAACGACTTTACGTCATATTGCATCGCCATCTTGGCTCTCCGGTTTCTCTAGCTTGGCAATGCAG